CTATACAAATGCCAATATTACAGTTGATTCAAAGGGAAGAATCACTGCCGCTACCAATGGAACTAGCGGCGGAGTTCCCTCCGTAAATTCCATCACCAGTGCAGTTACTATTGCCGGACCTAATGTAACTACCTCGGGATCGACTGTTTCTGTCTTTTCTCCGTGGATCGACGTTAGAGACTATGGCGCAGCATGTAACGGCACAACTGATGACACGGCTGCCGTGCAATCTGCCATGACCGCAGCCTTAGCTTTTAGCACTCCGCGCGCTATTTATCTGCCGGGCATGTGCAAGATCACATCTTCTTTAAAATACGATGTGGCAGTTGGTTCGCAGCAGAATTATCTTCGGTTCATTTCGCATGGCGGCGGGTTTACCACCAGTACGGCCATCAATATATTTGATTCAAATTTATCGATGACCACTTCTCCAGTGGTTTCGTCCATCATGTTTGTCGGCATCAACTTCGAGGTAAATGACCCCGCAACTGCGGCCTATGTCCTCTCACCAAAATTCATGCAGGTAACTTTCGATAACTGCTATTTCCGCTGGATTAGAATTGTCAATTCTCCATCTTCTTTCCTCCAATCATGGCGCATTATAAATTGCTATATAGGTGGATGGTCTACTTCTGCATATTCATTGCTGGCATCATCTATGTATGATTGTCATTTCCACCTCAATCGTACCGAAGCGGGATCTGGGCCATTTTTAAAAACCACTACAGGTACCATAGGTTGCTCATTCACAGGCAATCTTTACGAGGGCTGCAACGGACCTTATGTTGAGCTGAATGGTATCGAGGGCCTTCATGTATCTGGCAATTACATGGAACAAAACACAAATCAAGATTTTAAATTTGTTTCTGGTTCTGGGGTAAATTTCTCCGGCAACTTTATGACGCTCACCTCAGCTAACGCCGCCGATACTAATTTCTATGATGTAAATTGGGGTACAACCAGCGGCGCATCTTCTGGCAACAGGTGCGAAGGCAGGCTACACGATAATACAAACTCTAATGTATCATCTATGGGCGATAGCTACTTATCATCGCTTTCCAAAGTTCCGATTGGTCCAGATTCAACGTGGGATAATGTAACGGTGACTATGACGGCGGGTAGCGGTACTATTACCACTTATACGGCAACAGCGAGATACAAAAAGCTTGGGACTAAAACTGTTGCCATGTCTTTGGCCTTAAGCATCAGCGCAAACGGAACAGGGGCAACGTATCTTAAAGTTATACTACCATTCTCCGCTGCGTCGGCGGCTTCTTTTGCGGGGCAAAATGGTGCTACAGGAAAGATGGTTTCTGGAATTGTTGGAGTAAGTAGCAATCAGCTATTCGTATCATACTATGACAATACTTATCCTGGCGGAACTGGAACCGCAATTAACATGTCCGGAATTTATGAGATTATATGATGACACAGCCACACCGCAGAGAAGATGATGTAAAAATCGCCATCCTTGAAAACGAGTTAGGCCATGTAAAAACTGACCTTGCCGATATCAGAACGGATGTTTCGGCTATCCGGGAAGATATCTCTAGTCTGACCAAGAAAAGCATGTGGCTTGGCGGCGGTGTGGCTGCGCTTATCTTTCTTGCAGCAAACGGCATGCTTGATTTAAGCAGCCTTGTACATTCTGGTGGGGCGCAGGCGGCAGAAACGGGGAAACAGCATGAGACTCCTTCGCGATAGTTTTTCAGACAATTGTACACTTGGAACATTGTCTATCGGCAATCAAATCTTTCAGACTTTGGAGGATGTCGTTCGCGATGGCCCCAAGATTCCAGGAAAGACGGCCATCCCGGCCGGAAGCTATAAGGTTATCATTAACTGGAGCAGCAGATTCCAAAAGCACATGCCATTGCTCTTGGACGTGCCTGGCTTCGACGGCATAAGAATTCATTCCGGCAACACTGCGGCTGACACTGAAGGCTGCATATTGCTTGGCCTTGCAAGGGGCGAAGACTCCGTTCTAAACAGCAGAAAAGCACTAGATATATTCATGCCGCTCTTGCAAGACGCCATATCTTGTGGTAACAACTTCATAGAGGTTTCATGATTGCTCTTTTATCAGCTATCGGTGGATTCGTGACTAGCATCGTTCCCGAGATCATGGGAATGATTAAAGATTCCGCCGCTAGAAAACATGAATTAGAGCTTGCTGACCGCGCTACCCAAGTTCAGGAAAAGCAAATTGTAACGGACGCAGTTAAGGCAGAAGCCGATTCCGATGTCGCCATCTTCACTGCATCGCAAGAAACATCACGCACCGAACTATCCTTAGCCGACAAATGGGTTGCAACTTATTCTGCGACAGTGCGGCCCACGGTGACCTATGGGTTCTTTATGCTATTCGTTTGGGTTGAGGTTCACTTGGCTCATGCCGCGCTGAGTATTCTGCCCGCTGGCGGCCTCCCCTGGCAAATTCAAGAAACTGCCAAGATTGTATGGGGCGATGAACAAGCTGGGCTGTTTAGTTTCATTCTTGGATATTGGTTCGGCGGAAGATCGTTTAAGTCCTCCAAGAGGAGTTCCTAACCCTTCTTATGGTTGATGAAGTAACATTATATCTCTTTGCCAGAACATGTGTTCTTTCTTTCGAACCTCTAATAGATTCATTCTGTTCTTTGCTTAATCGAGTTGCCCAACTTTTGCCGAACATTCCATTTCTTTCTCCATCAGTTGCCCTTTTTCTTCCCTTATTTATCATATCACGCACATTCTCTCTGGCGTCTCCCAAAGACAAATGTTTTGGGTTAACGCACGATGGGTTGTCGCATGAATGCATTACATATCCATTGCTCAAAAGAGATAGGTTGTTCTCATATTCAAAAATGAAGCGATGGGCTCTAAGTTGTTTCCCATCCTTGCGCTTTATAAATCCATATCCGTCCAAATCCTTAGCGCCAATCCATAACCAGCACCCATCAGTTTTTTCAACTTTTGGCCAGAATCTATCAATTAGCGCCCTTGATCTTCGTTCCTTTTTCATAACCAATAATAATCATAAAGATATTAGCTTGTCAAATATTTCCATAACCACTTAGGGTAATGCCATGGCCTATGATATCGAGACTCGCCGAAAAGCGGTAGAGGCAATAAATCGAGGGGCCAAATTAATCGACGTTGCAAGGACTATCGGTTGCGATAAAGATCAAATAACCAAATGGTCGCGTGAGCCAGATAAATGGCTTGTAGACAAATCCCATGATATCCTAAAAGAACTTTTTGGAAATGAAAAAATAGATACCAACAACAATGTTGTTGAATATAAAGACTCTATAGTTCTCGCCATTCCCGATCTGCACTGCCCATTCGAACATCAAGACGCTCTAGAATTTCTGCGCGCCGTTAGGGCCAAGCATCAGCCAACGACCATTGTCTGTCTTGGCGATGAAATAGACGCTCATGCCTTCTCTCGTTTCCCCAAGGATCCCGATGGCTTGACATCGGGCAAGGAAATGGCTAAAGCTCGCGAGCATTTGCTTCCATTCTACCTGGAGTTTCCCGATGTCCTTGTATGTGAGTCCAATCACACGGTTCGCCCATGGAAAATCGCGTTCGAGCATGGCTTACCCGCATCGTTCCTACCCAGCTACGCAACCTTCCTCAACGCTCCAGATGGATGGCAATGGAAATCTCGCCATATCATTGATGACGTACTCTACATTCACGGGGATGCTGGACGCTCTGGACAGTACGCCCACATTCACTACGTCAAAGCCTTCAAAAAAAGCGTGGTCATCGGCCACATCCATAGTTACGCCGGAATCGGCTACGAAGGTAATCTTTTTGGTGTCAACAGTGGTTGCCTAATAGACACGGACGCCTATTGCTTCAAATACGCTAAAAACATGGCTATAAGTGTTAATCTTGGGTGCAGCATCATTAAGAACGGTAGGCAAGCTGAATTCATTCCTATGCTGACCGATGAAAATAACCGATGGGTGGGGCATTTATGAACGACAAAGTAATCCAACTCCCCGGCGCAGAAACCACCATCCTTACCAATCATGAAATCGAAGAAACCATTCGCTTTCTCATCAGGGTTTGCGACGCCGCAGAAATCGCCATAACCGTGTGCATCGTTGAGAAAGACGAAGTGGCCTATTTCAATTCTGCGTTTGCCCATGAAAATGTTAGTGACATGGCGGACATAATGAGGGATGCTCTGAAAAATCTTCGTTCCGAGGCTTTGATTGAACTTGAATTGGAGTAGATGATGACCGAACTAGTAACCCTAGAATTCCACCTACCCCCCGATCAAGTCGAGGTTGTCAAAGCTGCGGTGGATATCATTTCTACCACGATGAAGGCTGGAGCAATTTCTAATGGCGTTGGAAGCTGGACGAATCGCGATGCCCTAGGGTATCACGTGCGTAAGGCCGTTCTGCACATTACGTCCCTTTGGCATAGCCAAGATCTAGGCGCACGCGAGCATGACGAACCTAAACTGATGCACCTCTATAACGCTGTGACCCGGCTGTGCATGGCTCATGCCAACGATAGACGCGCAGTTGTCAAAGTGCTGTATCCGGTACTTGAGGATGCGGAATGAGCCGTGGGCAAATGTTCGATAAGCAATATACTGGACTTGGCGAGACAAAAACCATGTCGCCATACGGGCGGATCCGCTCCAAGGATTGTGCTTATGCCGAGGCCATCGGATATACGTGGCGAGAGTTAAAAACTGCGAAGCTGGATTTTCATGGTGTGCCATTTACGCATGTTCTCACGCCTCCAGATAGTTCAGATGATTTCTCTCACGTGCTTGAACCTGATACGCGCGTTCCAAATTTCTCCACTAACTTATCGGATGCTATAGCTCTAGCGAATAAGCTGGGATGCGATATTAGGCAGGAAAGATTATCCGTTATGGACAAAATTGACTTAGCAATAGGCGATAAGAAATGAACCCTACCATGCTAGCAGCCATAGCCGCGATTCTAACGATCATGCTTTTGGAAGCTTGCGAGCAGAAGAATGCGTGGGAGTATTATCCAGAGACAGCACCCACATCGCATAATTCCGAGCTATGCCGCGACGATAGTTGCCATTAGTGATATCAGCCAAGGCGTAATCACTCAGTTTATAGAGATAGTGTAGGTCGGATTGTTTTAGCATGCTCTGAGTATGGCTCAGGCTGGCGTAAACTGGCGATAATTGTTGCGGTGCCAGAAAATAGAAAACCAGAGGTTTGCGCCCCCAGCTTTCATATTTTCACTTTGGTCGATGAAGAATAGCTGTCTAGGCGACTTCATCGACAATATATAGGCGCACCAAACATTGGTCAAGAAAAAACCTCACCCAGACTTTTAAATCTGGGTGAGGCCAACTGATGAGGTTGAGAGAGAACGGCAAGCCTGTTCAGGGCTTATGTGAATGTTAGCAAGCCGTAAAAGTGATGTCAATTATTATCTTCATCGCGTATGTCGCGAGATGCGTACAGCGCCGCAAGACCAAGCAATGCTGCGGATAGAACGCCAATTAGGATAATATACCATAGATAACTAGAGTGCACGATAGACCTCACCTAAATAGAGCATTTCGTTACTTCCGCATAAATGACAATGCGAGTTTTCGTTAACGGCATCAAGTATATTTTCGCTAGTTGGCAAACCTACGCGGACTTTGTACGTGGATAAGCACCAGTTGCATTTTAAAGCCACAATGAGCGATTTCTCGTGCATCAGGCATGAGATGGGACGACGAGAGATGTTGTGGTCCATTTGGGGGTGCGTGGTCATTCGGGTACATCAATAGTCGCGTTTTTCTTGCCAATCGTATGGCCGTTAAAATATATAGTGTTGCCATTCCCATAATCAAAAGAACAGTCGAGTGCGAATCCCTTTCCACGGCTTCGTATATCAACATCATTTGGCAAATAGAAGTTAATGCCCATATTATATATGACCGATCTACCAATTAGACAGTAGATTGCCGCTTTTATTCTTTGCATCATTAATCCCCGCTTTCCCGCATACCCATAAGAATGGATTGTTTTGTAATCTCAATTGCCCCGACTACGACAGCCAATGGGATTCCGGCACCATGCTCATAAATTGCCGCTTCTATCGCGGAGGCAAGCCTATCAACCTCCGGATCATATGAAAACACCTTTATTACGCGGTCATTCATCCCAATATCTCCTTCAAAGCTTGGATGGCTTCATTTAATTCGCAATCGGTAACTCCATGCTCAGCTAGTTCATCGCATGCTTCAGCCAACGCCCTCAAAGCCTTCTCCATCACCTCACGGGTATGGTCTTGGGCGGCTTGCCAACCTTCCCATGCACTCCATCCGCACAAATCCTCATCTATGCCACCAAATTTCTTGAATCTCCATGTCTCAAAAACCTTTCGCATCGCTGCGCTGTTAGTTAGGTTGGTCATTGGCGGCCTCCCCATAAAATCCATTATCATAAGGAACAAATACGCTCGTCATGGTATTTGAATCTAACCTGTGATGGGTGTATATCCATCCGCCCGGAACCCTAGTGATATGCCAATCATCGGTACGGATAATTTCATGAAGTTTGGCATCATAGATATTTGTCATTCTAATATCCTCCATGAGGCGCAGAATCCTCAATGAATTTCTCCGCCTCTTCCTCACTCAACCCCCGCTGCGTGGGAAGTGATGCTCCGTTAAGGCGTTCGACAAGGAATTGCGCTTCGGCTTCTGTTGCCACATGGATTGCGGAATTAAAATCCGCATTACCCCGTTTATTTCGCACAGCCCACATATCGTAGTAGGACGCATCTCGGAAGAACTCCCAGTCCTCCACCACATTCAAAGCGGGCTGCGGGAGGGTGGCCTGCGCTTTGGGGTTGATGTATTTCTCCCCACCTTCTGCATAGCTGCAATGTATAGCTCCACATTCGACGCCAGTCTGATTATGGATGAGATTGCCACCGCAGTGTGGGCAGCGGCGATGCAAGATTGCGCATCCACCATGAACAGATGCATAACCCTGCCCCACCACCTCAGCACTGGCTTGCGGTTGAATCTGCGCCTCCAGTTCCTTAATGCGCTCCAGAGCGTTGTATAGCACCTGGGTGTTGTCGGTTTTGATGGTGGCTTGCGGTTGATGGGGGCGAGCGTTAGCGCATGCTTGCCATCCAATCCATTGCTGTTGCCATTCGATGGCACGATAACTGCCATCAGAATATTTAGGACACATATAACCTTCCGACTTAGCGTACTTCTCAAACGCCTCCCGTTCACTTTGCTGTGTCATGGGTGTCTCCTTTGATTAGATTGGCTATATATTCATCAGCGATTTTAAAGCGCCCAATAAGACCATAGGTTTCTTCCTCGATTGCGTCTTCCAGCGTCTCGTGAAAACAAATATTGTCGGGATAAACATTTAGATAAGGGCGATCCATGCTCTTATCGACCTTATTATTTTTGTGCCTCCATTCTTTTGCATAAAATGCGGCAAAGGCGGCGAATGTATCAACATGGCGTAGATACGCAAGAGCGCCAAAACTAGCGATTCTTATGATAATAAAAATTCCTCCAGCCGCCCATATGGCAAATCCCGTGATATAGAATAATAGTGATAAAAATGGCTGTAAGTTACTCATGCTTATCTCCGTTGAGGTGGGTGAGAAGGGCGCGCGTGTGAGGTATTTCGGCGATAGCCAAGGTAAGCTTTTTCCACTTATCATTAAAATTATATGGAATACCCGGATCGTCCGTTTCCATATCTTTCTCAATAGATTCTCTGGCTTTATTTAGAACATCTTCATAGTTACTTATTGCCTCATCACCCGTTACCACCCGCCACTTAGGAATGGTTAAGATGATAGCCTCACGTTGACGATTAACAGATTTCCTTGGGGACAGATGCGATCTATCGCGGCCTATTAAATCATAAAGCAGGTCGGAACAAGCGGCTAACTTCTGCTCCCACAAACCATCGACAGTCCCGGCAGTAAGCAATTCGCTACTTATTTCATCAAGAACATCAATCACCCGCTCCACCACCTCCCCCTGCGCATCTTGAGGGGAAGCCCCATGTTCATACGCTATTTTGAGACGAGAAATCTCTTCCTCTGGTAGCGCAGCAAAACCTGTATAGCTAAGGAAGTGCTGAAAATAACAATCAGCACTATGCGGCATAGCACTGTTTAATTCGCATCCCTTACAGGGCAGCAGTTCTTGCGGATTGGTCATCACTCACTCTCCACCATCAAACTATGAATCTTGTTAATATAACCCTCTTCCCAGCATACAAAGCTAACCATGCTCATGACTACGAATAGGAACAACAGCGTTGCCCATAAGGGTGCTGTTTTGTCGCTCCAGTTGCATACATGACGTTGATACGCTGCATGCTGGTAAATACGATTGTAATACGGCATGTTAAATCTCCACTACTTGGGGGATGAAATTGTCTTCTTCGATATTACCGAAAACGATCTTCTTGGCCTCGTTGACCGTATAACAATGTTGCCCGTGCTTCCATTCTTCATTTCCAATTGCTCTGAATTGGACATTGAGTCTATTCCCCGGCGCAGTCACAACCCGATATTCATATTTAGAACTTTTCATGGCTAAATCTCCGTTTCAATATGGTGCATCAGTGAGTACCAGCGTTGTTTGTCGAGCGGCGTTTTATCGCCATTATCCGTATACGAACCGAACTCAACAATATTCGGAATCGGATTATTCCATTCACGGCACCAAGTGATAATGTTGCTGATTAGCTCTTTCAGTGTTGGCGCTTCTGAAAAAACGCCTTTATGTGTGTCTGCGTAGTACATATATTCTCCTATCAGTTAGCTTGCTCAATCAACCCGCGCACATAGCCCTTATTGCAAAAACGATTGGCTATGCGGGTTGCCATGTTAATGTCGTCAGCCCAGATCGTACGGTAGTAGTCTTGGCCGGTTAGGTTGAAGTAGTAGGCTAGGAAGCGCATGTGGCAGTCTCCGGCATGGGGATTTCACAATAATATTTCAGACCCCATATTTTTCTATTATCCTGGGCGAAAGCGCAAAAATCCCCGCCATCTTCATGGACCATATTGACGCACCACACATGACTCATTTGTCCATAAGAATCTCTAGAATTTATATTGTTGGTGACTAGAACTTTGCGCTCGATTTCATTAGTGATTGGCTTCCAGTGTTTATTCATCACTCACTCCTCATCAGTTGTTATGCGGTCCTTATATACTGCCAAATTGGCACAGTCAACTCTTTTCTTCACGCAGCTTTTTATCCAGCATTTCCGCAGCCAAAGCCCATACTCCCGTTGAATCATCGCGGTGACGATAGAGCGATCTCTCTGGCTCTTGCATGCGTTCGGCAAGGTTGCGCCAGGTTAGGTGGTGAGTGTCGCGGAGTTGAGAGGGGGTCACTTCACAATCTCCATAACATCAACATTCTTAAACTTCCTCAATTCATGCATAGGCATGCCGTGATAATAAAGCGTGTTATAGACTCTAATATTGTCAGTTTCGATGCCATAACGCGTACCGCATGCATTGGCTATTTTCTTTGCACGCCATCCAGCGCATGCCATGCTGGCGTAGATGTTCAGTTCTTCTGCGGTTACTTTGGGGCCGATGCCTTTCATGCTATGCGCCCCCAAACACTGCAAACCCAAACAAACCCAAAACACATACGGCAATGAAAATAATGCATCTAAGATTCAGATCTCCATCAATGCCCCCTGATGTCATTAACCAATACTCCAAAGCATGCGCAGTATAATTCCATCTCCCGCCGATTTTCCATGCTTCAACTTCGCCGCGCAATGCCATATCGCGCAGTTGCTTTTCCGTTATATCGACACCGTGTTTTTTCAGATATTCCACTGCCTGCTCAGTATCCATCATTTCCCCCCATTAACAGCCAAAGCCAACTCAACGCGTGCCTTATCGTCAATCGAATAATAAATCTCTCGACTATCACGGCGCGCTTTAACAATCCCCGCATTTTTCAACTTCAGAAGATGCTGGCTCAATGACGGCTGGCTGATGCCAACATATTTATTCAACTGATTCACGCTCTTCTCTCCCTCAGTGGCAAGTGTACGCACAATCTGAGCGCGGGATACATTGCCCAATGCTTTGAAGAATTGAGCATCGCGTTTGGCTAGGATGGATGGTTGTTTATTGGTCATGTTATTTTTCCCCACGTACTTTAGAGGCGAATGCTTCAGCGCCAAAATGCCCCTTGGTTAAAGTCATAATCTGCTTCGTCGTATAAGTGTCGTCCAGGCTCTTGCCAGTCTGATCGACAAACATCTTCACCCCCGCAGCGCACGCACCAGTTACGGCTCGATAAATGCCAATCCATTCCTTGCCTGTCGCGGATTTGGGCAGCTTGCCATCGAACTTTGCTATGTTTTTATAAATTAGGCTTTCGCGGGCTTCTACAATAGTATCGCCATGTGCATGGTTGCCATTGTCATCCGACACGATGAACAGAATTTTGTCATTTTCAGTGCGTACTTTCTTGACGCCGTTTCTGATAGATATAACACGAGAAAAGATGCCATCCGTGAAGTCAACGGCAACCCACTTCCCGGACTCAACTATATACCATTGGTTTGCCTTAATGGTTTTCCCGTCAACAATATCCGCTTTGCCTCCGATTGGAATGATTTTTCCGTCCCTGTTGGCGTATTCAGACGCCATAATCAGATTACCTAAATCGCCTTTGACGGCGGCACGATATCCAACAGCGGCGCATGCACTGGAGTCGCCCGAGGACGCAGCCTTGCTGGAGTAGCCCGAGGACGCAGCCGTGCTGGAGTCGCCCGAGGACGCAGCCTTGCTGGAGTCGCCCGAGGACGCAGCCTTGCTGGAGTAGCCCGAGGACGCAGCCGTGCTGGAGTAGCCCGAGGACGCAGCCGTGCTGGAGTCGCCCGAGGACGCAGCCTTGCTGGAGTAGCCCGAGGACGCAGCCGTGCTGGAGTCGCCCGAGGACGCAGCCGTGCTGTAGTTGCCCGAGGACGCAGCCTTGCTGGAGTAGCCCGAGGACGCAGCCTTGCTGGAGTCGCCCTTGTCTTTCTTCTCCGCTTCCTTATAAAAATCATCAAAGCCGCTCGTTGCTATGCGGAATACATCAGCGAGTGCTTCGATTTCTAGTTCTGCTTGGTTTTTGATCGTTTCGTTAGTCATTTCTCTCTCCTCATCAGTTAATCATTGATGCGCTTAAACCACATATAAACGATATAGTCAATGATTATATTTAGAATGGGACTGTATCCTCAAAATCAAAATCACCGGAAGCCTTGGCCAACGCAGTCTTACGTTCAGTCTTGGCCACTTGCTGTTCGTCGTTTAGCAAGAAATCAGCGATACCATTTTTATCCGGATAGAAAGTCCCATCTTCTTTCTGCGCACCTTTTTGGATGTTCAGTTTTGCTTTGCCGGTTTTGCCAATCAGATCATAATCATGAACATTCCCGCTTTCGTATTCAGCCAGCAGCCCATTACCTTCACAAATATGTTTGACCAGCCATAGATTCCATTCGCCGAGCCATACGCGAATAGTTTGCGCTTCTCCGGCTGCGTTATAGACATCGACATCGGCCTCGATCATGTCTTTGCCTTTTTTACTCAGCTTCTCGGTTGCCGATTTGATTTCGTAATCAACAACAGAATTCGCAGGCCAAACGAATTTGTTTTTGCGTTCGGTTTCTTCTTGTTGGAAATCTGCGTCAGTTTTGGGGGTGAATTGCATGGTTATTTCTCCGTTTGTTTAGAACCTCAGTTCTGGTTTCAATATAATTATTTATATCAATTACTTTATTTCTCTTAATCTTTTTGGGTTGGACATCTTTGATTAAAATATCCAGCAAGCAAGACCTGTCGATATCATTCATGGCTATTAAATGATCGCCAATCTTAGCCCGAATATCCCATAACTTCGATTGGTTAGTCATGGAATACACAACTATAGTAAATCCCGGAGTATATGATGCTTTTGCAAAACATACATGCTTCTCATGTCTGAATAATACCTTTGTTTCTTTCGTAAAATGATTGGTTTCGAGAAATATTTTCCAGCCCTCATAAAGCAACCATTGAATATTTGCTTCAAAACCAATCCATTCTACTTTTGCATCTTTATCTCGCGGCCACTCCACTCTTGTTTTCCAGCGAGTAGCCACAACATCGAAGCATCTGCCGCGCATAGCTAAACCGAGATACCTTTCCGAAGGGCCTTGTTTTCCTCCACGATAGCTTGCTTCTCTGATTCTAAGTCAGTAATTTCAGATAAAATGGCATCCAAGAGCTTTTTGGTTTTAATGTAATCTTCTACTTTTGTATCAATCTTTTTGTCGATTTCTTGAACGGCTTTATCGGTAATTTTGCTAAAAGCGCGGTCAACCGGATTTTTCGGTTGAGGTTTATTGGTGTTTTGCGAATTATCGTTACTCATATTTCTCTCCTTAGGTTAAAATTAATTAGTAGTCGCGGTAATTTTAGATTTAAGAATATTGATGATAAGTTGCATCTTATCGGTGGCCATATCCTCGAATTTTTCTACTCCGCCGACTTTTAGCCATTTGTCTTCCTGGCCTTCGGGGATCTTAACGATGCTGCTAAGATATCTGAATTCTTTAAGCTGATCTTCGGTGGCCAGACATACCGGGGTTGCCTCCTGTTCGATAACATCCTTACCCCATCGCTTAGAAAATTCTTCGTAAGACCAAGGAATATTAGCGCCCTCTGGGAACTGCTCTAGGCGAGATTTGCGAATCAGGGCCATGCGTGCACCGCCCTGCTTGCGTATTTCCATGGTTAGGTCCAATTCGTAGCGAAGCTTGTCCCATCCATCCTCTACAACACCCCTCTGTTCTCCGCCCTCCCAATTGGGTTTAACATGGCAAATTAGAATAACATTCATATCCAGGCTGCCAAGCAGATTTACTAGTTGGCGGGCATATGCCACAGCAGGTTTTTTGCTGGCTCCGAATGCATCTTCTTGCTTCCTTTGTTTCAGGCGTTCTTGCTCATCAGCAATGGCGATGTTGAATAGCTTTGTGAAGCTGTCAATGACAAGTGTTTTGTAGTCATGCTTTTCGGAACGCAAGGCGCGGACTTGTTCAAGGACCTCATCAAAACTCTGCGAACCTTGATCTGGGCCGAAATAAACGCCGCCCGATTTTTCTAATTTGCTGGTGTAGTGGTCATTGGTGGCTCCCCGCTCCACATCAATATAATATACTTTAGGAAAATCCAGGGAGGTAAAAGTTTTCCCCATCCCGGCTTCACCCATAATTAGAATCGCTGGTTTCTTGGGTTCCGCTGTTTTGGGTTTGACCGCTTTAAGCTTACTCATTTTATCCTCCATCAGTGTTTGACAATAGTGTGATTCCCTGCCAAAGTAGCATCATCATCAACACTGTCAAGGTAATAATACATGGATACGAAAAATCTTTTGAACGCCACACAAGCTGCGGAATTCCTTGGCTTGGCGCATCGAACGCAATTTTACCCCGTGAAGGAAAAATATGGCCTCAAGCCCTATATGCGTATCGGTCCGGTTTGGCTTTATTACAAGGCGGATTTGAAGCGGATTAAGATGCAAATCGAATTGGAGAATCGTGGTGCTTGATGGTTCATCTGAATCACAACTCGGGATAGCTTTCGTTAATTTTATGCGCTACGCATTTCCCCATGTTTTGGCTTGGCACACCAGAAACGAAAACGCGACAAATGAAATTCAGGGAAAGATTTTAAAGGATATTGGGGTGCTTGCTGGGGTGCATGATTATTGCCTTATTTGGCCATATCGTAACTTTGCTACACTTGAACTGAAGCGGGCTGCCGTCAAAGCTAAATATTCACCCAAGCAACAAGAATTTGCAGACCGTATGGATATGGTCGGTTTCCCTCATGCAGTGGCTAATTCTCCGGCGACCATCATTGCTGCGTTGAAATCATTTGGGCTTGTCAGCATGTATAAATTCCCGACTTTATCTTCCAGTGAGCAAAATATGAGGATGCAGTATATACATCTAGTTCGGCGCGGGCTTAATCCACCGACGCCAAGAGGATATGAGGAATTTGAGAATCCGTTTGCAGAGGCAGTTGGATTAATCCCTAACCCCAACTAAATTCTCCCCAGCAAAATCCCATCCCGGATTTTTCACCTTACATCTAAAACGACGCTCAGGTTGACCCTTTGCCAGGCCATGATTTGCAATCAGCGATTTCAATTTCTTAAACTCAATGCCGACTTGCTCGGCCACCTGGGCATAGGTATTGCCGCCAAGCAAAAGCAATGTGATTTTCTCCATGGTGCTTTCGTCGCATAAGCGGTTGGCTTGTGGGCCTTTATGGTGTGGGCGCATCACACTATCTCCTTCTTAGCTTTGGCGAGAACATCCTTAAGATTTATCCAAGACGCCATTAACGCTGCACGATTATTCGGATTCTTGCCTTCGTTCATTTGAGAAAACAAGTTAGTCAATTGTCCGTCAAAAGTACCAGCATTGGATATCAACTCATCAAACATCTTTAGTTTGCGTGATTCTGCTCTGGTGTTCCATGATGCCTCCATTGTACCCATATCTCCTTTATACCAAGATGCCTTCACTATCGATTGCCTGCATTGCTTGCATTGAATTGAAACATCGGGATACCCACCATAGATAGGCTTTGACCCACAAAACGGACACTCACGAAGTTTAATCTCTTTATCCATGGTTATTCTCCCTTTTCTTCTCTAGAGCGCGGTGCAAATTCTACATCAGCTTTCCACATATCCCTGGGGTCCATAAAATAATTAATGCTCTTAACTCTATAGCGCGTTGTATCACCATCTTGGTGCGCGAGAATCAGATAGTCTCCATCTTTAATGCCACGACCCCAGCCAATCATACTGGCCTCTAGACCATCATTTCGCGGATTAAAATTATAGTCGTGTCCTGGCCCACGTAATGTATAATCATGGACCACTGCGCCGTCTTTTGATCTACCGGGCGCTGGCAACGTTGATATAAATTTCTTTGCTTGCTGGTGTAAATTCACAATCATTCTCCTTCGCCACGGGCTTTTGAGAGTGCATCGCGAGCCTTTCGACCTATCCGTTTAAAATTAGCCGCAGTTGGCAGATTTTCGCCGAAACTGATAAAGCGTTCTATCTCCTCCAAAGCCTCAACCAAATCATCAATCAATGCTTGCTGGTCTGCTAGCCGCTCAAAACCAATGCCGCCTATGGTCCGGTGGGCCAAACATTCTGAGGCATTAATCAAAACGCCAGTGTTTTCACAAAAAGGCGTCGGCGTGTATTCAGTTTCGGTGGTCATCTCTAAATCTCCATCAGTTGGTGTTATGCGCAAGCTAGTCGAAGCGAAAACGGCTTAAAAATCTCTATTCTTTCGGTTTTCCCGAATTGATTTTTGAATATCTTTTTGTTACCGCGAATATCTACGCTACCGAAACAGAAAATCATGCCGTTTCCGGCGCGTCTAGTCCCGTGCTCCACTGCCTCAGGATCGTAATAAATAACTTTATTCCCCTTCACAGAAGGTTCCACATCGAGTGATTGAGCAGCTTCGTATTCAATCTCCTTAGCATCTATTTTCGCGTTATGTGCAGATACCATTTTCATGGTTTGTGCGTTCATTTCCTTTATTTCTTTACTGATTCCAAATAATCCGAACATCATAATCTCCATCAGTTAAACTCATCTCATTCCCACCTTTTACCCCACGCAATGGAATGGGTCAACAACTATTTTACAGTAGTGTAATTTTTATTGGGAACATTATTTTATTGACATGACGTGCAATCGGTGCGATTAGTGCGACACACCTTATAGGAGGGAATATGAAGGGGCCAAAAAATTACCGCAAGAGAAAAACAACCCTTCCGCCTCCGCAGCCAACAAGCGGGCCTAACATTCGGTTTTATTTCACCTGTGCCGATGAAGAAATGTCGGACTTCATATACCACAAATGTGAATCCCTTGGACTTATGCCGCATGAATATATGCGCTCTGTAATCCGCAATCTCATGAAGAAGTAGCCCATGTCAGCAGCCTTCGAGGATTTCCTGCGAGGGCATGGGTTTATTATTGATCGGCCTATTCCGGCTGACGGTAGAATCTATCGCTTCGCGCATTCAGACAGTAGGCATGACAAGCCGTGCTGGGCTATTCAATTTGAAACTGGCAGGGGCGTCTATGGTGACTGGCGCAAGAATGGTGATTATGAATATTGGGCAGATGCAGAATTAGTCACGCATAAAATAACACCCGACGAACGCCGCGAGATTGAGGCGCGTAAACTTGAGGCAGCACATCGCATTGAAGCCGAACGCGATCAGCATGCTATATTTAATTTGCGCGTTTGGGATGCCATCGAAGAATCAACGACGCACTGTGAATATCTGGAAAAAAAGAAGGTCGGCGCTTTCGGCATTAAAATAGACACGCAAGGCATTGCCTATATGCCCATGCGCGATGTCAGCGGCAAATTCTGGAATTTCCAAAATATCAGTGTTTCACCCAAATTATTCCGTTCCGGACGCGCTGGAGGATGTTTTCATCTAATCGAAGGTGACCGCAGGAGAATCGTCGTCACAAGCGGCTACGCTACCGGAGCCAGCATCCATGAGGCAACGGGCCTGTGCGTAGTTATTTGCGGCGGTGATAGCAATATGCTCACAGTCTGCCGCATTCTAAAAGATTTGCATTGGAAGCATTTGCTTGTAGCAGCGGATAATGACACAGGAAAATCCGAATCCGGTAACAAAATCGCTAAGCGCATCAATACAGAACTAGGAATTCCTTACGTTATTCCAGAAACTCCTGGCGATTTTAACGATATCTTCTGTGCCGGTAAAGATATTTACGGCTATTTCTTCAACATCATACCTCATTTCAGCTTTGACCATTTAAATCATGACCGGACGCCCATTCCCGATGATTTAATCGCTCCACGCATCCTAACCAACGCAGGAATGCTAGTGTTCGGTGGCGCACCCAAAGTCGGCAAATCAGATTTCCTACTAAGCTGGATGGCTAAAATGGCTGCTGGTTCTGAATTCCTCGGCATGATACCCGGACGCCCATTGCGCATATTCTACATGCAGGCAGAGATACAATATGATTATCTAAGGGAGCGCGTTCAGGCTATTGACCTCAGCGAGAAAGAATACGCCCAATGCTCTAAAAACCTCATCATCACGCCCCAGCTGCGCATGTTACTGGATGAAGATGGCGTTTCAAGGGTCGGCAACACCATTGCGCATTGCTTTAAATATGGGCCGCCCGATATCATCGCCATCGACCCCATCAGCAACATATATGACCAGGAGAGCGAGAATGACAACGCTCAAATGATGACGTTCTTAAAATCCCGCGTAGAGGCCCTGCGTGAATATGCTGCACCGCACACAGCCTTTATCTTGGTCCACCACACCAAGAAAATCGCTAAGGACGAACTATTTAAAGATCCCTTCCAGATGTTCAGCGGCGCATCCAGTCTAAGACGTTACTACACAACCGGAATGCTCATGTACCGCACCGACGAGGAAATCAGCGAATGTGTACTAACTTACGAGGTCCGTAACGGCGAGCGCATCCCAAATAAGCGCGTAGACAAAGATTATGGCAAATGGGTAGAAGTAGCCGACGAACAAAGCCGGGCCGTCAAGAAGATGGAAGAAAGCGGCAGCAAGCACCGCGTTGACCGTCAGAAGCGCATGGACACGATCTTAGAGCGCCTAAGAGACGACGCAAGCCGGAACGTATACCATACCACAGCAGGCTTCTCGAAGCTCTACGAGCATAAATACGGACTACCCAGAAGCCGAAGCATTCAAGAAATGCTCGGTGTGATGTTGGCTCAAATGAGTCACATTATATGGCTCGATGAAGATACCGGAAACATACTCATATAAGCTAATATCTAACTGTGCATTTCTTATGCATAATTCGGCGCACGCAACTTTGCGCGTCGCAACCTATTGTAATCGCTAGTGCTTAGTTTTTGCCTTATATATTGCTGCAAATTTACTGGCGCACATCTTTAACTTTTTGTATTTATTTAGTAAAATAGTGCTTGCAAAATGCGCGCCGACATGCTAAGCCCATCAAGGGCTTCAGCACTGAAGCGCTGGTCCCGATGGGCTATGTAGACTTTTTGAGGGTCGTTTTTTAGGTTCTTGCATTCCAAATCCAATCCCGTATAATCCATCCCATGATCGTAAAATACGACACACCCCTGGACGGTAAAAAAAGAACGCTTGCCAAAAAGACAATTATGGCAGAGAATTGGGAATATGCGACGGATGACGGAGACGTGTTGGACAATTACAGACATGCGTTTCCGGTAATTACGATTGATGAATTTTCACATGGGTTAGAGGATTGATATGGCTAAGGGTCCAAAAGGTTTTAGCAACGTACAGCAGTCAATTTCAAAGAAAGAGGGTATCCCGATGAAGAATGCGGGTGCGATTTTGGCCAGTGCGACGAGGGCATCGAGTAAGCAGGCAAAGAAAGACAATCCAAATCTTCTTAAAGTAAAAATGCCGAAATCAAAGAAGTATTAAAATTATGTACGCGTGCTTCTGTCCTCAGTGCGGTAGGGAAAAATTGGTAAAAGAAAAAAGAAGCATAAACGCCACATGTAGGGGTTGCGCCGCGCTCCTCGCCGTGAAGAAACGATACGAGAATGGGAATTGCGACGGACGCGGTTCTGAGAAACTTTATTATCATTGGAAGGATATGATTGGGAGAACCAAAAAATCACCCTCATATATTAGAAAAGGTATAAAGGTTTGCGAGGAATGGAGTGACTACATCTCCTTTAAAAAATGGGCAGAATCAAATGGATTCCAAATTGGCATGCATTTGGATAGAATTAATCCAAATCGTGGCTATAATCCCGGTAATTGCAGGTGGATAAGCAGATTGGCCAATACGTCACGAGTAAATAGCATAATTATAGAAGATATTAATTTAATTATAAATCTCAGCAATCGTGGTTACAGCTCCCAAGACATATTGAATATAATGTGCAACCCTCAAGAGTCATCTGGGGAGACTCTTGCAAAAGGTAACTTTCCCCGATTAATTAAGTAAAATCATGGCGAATATTGAAGAGCCTACGTGGCGCAATAAACATAAGATCGGCAGCCTTATGGCCCGTGTGCTGAAACATGCCAATGGCGAAATCGAAATGACGCCCAGCCAGATCAATGCAGCCAAGCTGTTCCTTTCCAAAACCGTGCCGGATCTGAACCGATCCGAACTTACCGGCAAAGACGGTGGCGCAATCCAAACAACGAAAGAATTATCCGAGCTTGACAAGCAATTGCTGGAGCAATACATTAATTCACACAAATAACCTGTAAATAGTCTAGGGGGACTACATGAGCTACAATGGTGCATTTAAGAATTATCGTTCGCAACTGAATGGCTGGGCAGTTGCTCAGGCACTTGACGCCAGCAAGTCGGGCGTGATTGAAGTGCTGGGGCTGCCAAACTTGCTGGAATACGCAAAAGAACTTGGCGACTATGCTTATGTGGCTGAGCAGGATCTTGGTGACATCACGGATCGCTTTGCTAAAATTCTAACGCTGCTGGAAGATCCAATCTCTGCTGCTGAGGACCTGATTAACGAACTCCAATTCTTCATTGAACAGCATAATGCGAAATATCCCAAGTTAGCGGATGCAACTGTTGGGAGCGCATAGTATGAGTATTGATCTGAATCAACTGCATACGATGGATCGCGCGTCTTTGGATAAGCTCGCAATTCAAGTTGGCGTCCGCACACATCACAAGCAAGCTGATAAAACAGTGGTGGAGAATATCATGAATAAGGTTACGCAGCCTGCACCGCATGTTCCTGAAGTGGTGAGTGAGGATGCAGTGGAAAAGGTAGTTGAGTATTGCTCGCCCGAGCAGATCCAGGAAGCGATTGCGAAAATCAAAGCAGGACAGACTCGCTTGCATGATAAGTATGATGACATTAGCTGGCGGTTTATGTTTGTTAATGATGCTGGGCGAATCTTGCGTGAGGATAGTGGCACGCTATGGATGCCGTTATCTCTGATTAAGTTCAAGGCGTCTGAAGTTGCCAAGGGGCCGCGTGCGTTGCGTGGCATGCCTAAAGAGCATTTTGAGGGTGGCGCGGCAACTGGCCCGAATGCGTACACGAATGTTGTGTTGGCGTAATGCAGGAAATCCTCGATGCATTCTATGCGCAGGCAGGTGATGTGAAAATTACGCAACCGGAAGCTAGGATGCTTTCTGATTTCGTGAGCAATTATATTCACGATCAGTATGCTAAGATGCAGAAGAGCGCGGAAGAAATGTCTCAGCGAGATTGGATGAGTCTAGTGGATCTTCTGGAACACGAGCAATCGCGTTTCAAGAAAATCATTGGCGCGTTTGGCCTTGAATTTGGTTGGCGGAAGGCCAAGAAACAAATTAAGTAGGTAGCTGTATGTCTTCCATCCAATCCAAATCCATAACCGAACTGCGTGCTATCGCCCAGGGCTATGGCGTCGATGATATCTTTAAGAAAGACCAGACGCAGTTGCTTGATGCTATTCGTCAGAAGCAAACCAACATGCAGCCCGAGCCGGAGATTGTCATTCCTAAACCGGAGTACGACGCAAGACTGATGAGCCGACCTCCGGCGAAGAATATAAATAATGATTGGGCGCTTGAACTAATGCAGCCATATATCGCACGCGGGCTTACATTTTCTATTGATGAGAATGGCGAGCGCTGGTCAATGAAATGCGGTAAGAAGAATGACGAAGGCACAATGCGTATGAAGCCCATGACATTGCTGCAATGTGCTGACCGGGTTATTAGTGGCTGATTCACGCACTGTTCAGGCCGCATGTCGCGAGCGGTTCTACATGTTCGCAGCCAAGGCCTTTGAATTGGTAGAGCCGGGAACCACATTTGAGTGGACGTGGCATCTTGAGTGCATCGCTGAGTTTTTGGAGGCAGTGTATCGTGGGGATATAAAGCGCCTCATCATCAACATGCCGCCGCGAACGCTTAAAAGCTTTATGGTGGCCCGCGCATTCCCGGCCTGGGTAATGGGTAAGAAGCCCGATACTAAGTTCATTGTATCGTCATATGGCCATGAAGTTGCTGAGCAGAATAGCATGGCATGTAGGCGCATTATCAAAGACCCTTGGTATCAGTCTACATTCCCTGGCACCCGCATTAATCCTGAACTGGACCGCAACACTCACTACGAGACTACGCAAGCCGGGCAATACTATGCCGCGTCAGCGCTCAGTCCGGTGACCGGGATTGGTGCCGAGATTATTATTCTAGATGACCCCATTAAGCCAATGGAAGCCGGTTCTGAAACTATCCGCAATAGCACGAATGAGAATATCCGCACTACGTTCTTCAGCCGCTTTAACGATAAGCGCACTGGTAAGTTCATCCTCGTGATGCAGCGTGTTCATGAGGAGGATCCGACCGGGAATTTACTGAAAGACGGAACATGGGTGCATCTGAAGTTGCCTGCCGAAGCTAAAGCACCGATCACCATTGAGCTGGGCAACAAGAAATGGGAAATGAAGCCGGGTGATTTACTGATGCCGCAACGGCTGTCGCGCGAAATCCTAGACCAGACGCGCCTAGATATGGCGGAATACAATTATGTTGGTCAATACCTACAAGAGCCCGTTCCTATTGGCGGGGGCGAATTTAAAGAAGAATGGTTGGGCCAATATGCTGAAGGCGGCATTAAGCCTAAGGAAATGAATATCTGCATTCTCGTCGATCCTGCTGGCGGCGAGGAAATGAACAAGAAGAAAAAGAAAACATCCGATTGGACCGTGATGGCAGTGATTGGCATGGGGCCTGACCAGAACTATTACTTGCTTGATATGGTTCGCGACAGACTCAACCCCACGGAACGCGTTGACACGTTATTCATGCTGGTTCGCAAGTGGATGCAATTATCCGGGCGCAATCCAAAGGTCGGCTACGAGAAATACGGCATGATGACGGACACGCATTATATCCGTGAGAAACAAAGACTTGACGCATACCACTTCCCGCTTGTTGAGATTGGCGGCTCGATGATTAAGGAAGAACGTATCCGGAAGTTAATACCCGACATGCAGCAGGGGCGCTGGTATTTCCCAGGCACGTTGGCCTATGTGGACCAAGAGGGGCGCAAGTTTGACCTGATGACTGAATTTAAGGGTGAAATGTCGATGTTCCCCCGCGCGAGGCATGACGATATGTTGGATGCCATATCACGTGTATATTCTGTAGAATTGTGCATGACATTCCCCAAAGAGCGTGCTAGTATGGTTTCCAAAGCTATCCGAAGCGCGCGTGGATCTGCGCCTGAAACCTGGGAAGATTTCTAATCATGGCGATGAACAAGGCCGATGTAGTTAAGACATTCAAGAAACAGAAAGAGATATCCAATCGCGGGCTGTCACAGCAGCGGGAGAATACCGAAAGCTGTTACTCGTTCTATAATGCGGACCAGATGACTTACTCTGACCGCATTCAATTCGAGGATACGTGGGGCCGCAGACGCCGCGCGATGGTTAACTTCAATGATGTTCAGAAGAATGTCGATTCCGTTGCTGGCTTTATGGCGCAGAATCGCCGACAAGCTAAGTATGTGGCTCGTCTTAATCAGAATCAGGGGCAACAGCTTTATTCTAAGAACATGAATGGCATTGCGGACTATCACCGTGAGAAAACCAATGCAGACCAGATTGAATCAGATCAGGATCTGGATATGCTGGTTTGTGGGTATGGGGCAGTTGATACAGAGATTTCCTACCAGATAGGCCACGCGACTACGATGCCGAATGGCGAGATATTCAAGAAGAATATCGCCCCAGACTGCGTGTATTGGGATCCGGCGGCCAAATGGAAGAACAACATCGACGCCCGATGGGTTGGTTATTATGAGGACTATGAACTTCAAGATGCGCTAAAGCTGTTTCAGGATTCTAAGCAAGAAGATTTTGAAGCAGTATCAGATGAAGATCCAAGCGATACGGGCTATGTGTTCAATCCATACGGCGGTATTTACGACAAAATTAAGCTGATGAACACGGTGGAATGGACATCGAAAGACCAGGAAATGGTCCGTGTTTACGATCATCAATGGATGGAATACGAGACATTCTACAAGGCGGCCAATCCTCTTTACTCAACGAACGATCCGCTTGATGCCATGTTCATGAAGCTGAAGATGGATGAGATTAAGGCGTCCATCGTACTGCCGGGCGACACTGAGCAAGGGGACGCATTCGAGTTTGACCCGACTGCTGAGGATTTGACGTTTGACGAACAAGTGAAGCAAAAACTGGTTAAGCAATTTGGCAGCCTTATTCAGCCGATTCCATTCAAGCGCGAAGTTTATTACAGCGCCGTTGTATCTGGCGAACATGTATTCACTTGGTTTAAATCCATCTGTCAGCAGGGCTTCTCGATTAAGTTTAAGACTGGCACATGGAACCACACGCGCAAGATGTGGATGGGCATGGTGAACCCCATGATGGAGCCGCAGAAATATAAGAACAAGGCCCTCACCGAACTGATGTTCACCATCGCTGCCAACAGCAAGGGCGGCGTGATGATCGAAGAGGACGCGGTAGAGGATATTGCGGACTTTGAAACTAAGTGGGCCAAGACTGACGCCGTAATTAAGGTTGCATCTGGCGCTCTTGCTGCGGGCAAGATCCAGCAGAAAACCCAGGGCGCGGTGCCGACTGGTCTAGAGAATATTATCACGCTATCGGAAGCCAATATTGCGTCTAACGGAGTTGACCCTGCGTTCCTTGGTGATATCAGCAAAGAGGATCAGTCTGGCCTTCTGTATAAGCGCCGTATCCGCCAAGTTATCAGCAAATTCGCGCGTTACTTCGATTCAATTACACTGTACCAAAAAGAAGATGCGCGCTTGATGGCAGATTTAATCCGTGTATGGGTTGAGAACAATCGCGGTCAATGGATTCGCATTACTGGCGAAGATGGTGCTGCTGAATTCATGCAGTTGGCAGAGGATAAACTTGCGCCAGATTATGACGTGGATATTCAAGAAGCATCACAGTCAAGCGACGAGAAGCAAGAAACCGCTATTATGCTGTCTCAGGCAGGATTTAACTTACTCACAGCCGGTGCGGCACAACAGGGCATGTCATTTATTACTGAATCGCTCCAGTTCTATCGCTTGGATGGCGATGTTCGCAATCGCTTAACGCAAGCCATGCAGCCGCAGCAACAGGTCGATCCTCAACAATTCCAGATGATGCAACAGCAGTTGCAAGCTATGCAGCAATATATCCAGTCGGGTGAAGTGGATAAAATCAAGTCAGAGACTCAGAAGAACACCGCTCAGGCCATTAAAACGATGAAAGATGCTGGCGTAAGCGAGGCTGAAATTCCAAAAATGCACGCGGAAACTATCGAAACACTTGCTAATGCACATAAAACGTCTGTAGAATCTCGTTCAGCCGACCATGAGCATCGTGTTACTCGCGCTTTAACTAGTATGTAATTTAAATTCCAAGGGGGAATTATGAGTCTTTTTGAAGAAATGGAACAACTGAAGAAGCAAATCGAATCCGCTGAATTGGCGGAGGCTGAAGAAGTGGAAGAGGTTGAGGAATCTGCTGAGGAAAGTCCTGCCGAAGAAGAAGCGCAAGATCCGGTTGAGGCGGTAGAAGAAGAGAAAAAAGAATCTGTAGTCGAAGAAAAGAAGGAAGAAACGGATTCTGCTGGTGCTGCGCGCTTGCGTCGTGAAGCTGCCGCTGAACGCAAAAAGAATGAGGCATTGCAGCGAGAGATTGACGAACTGCGTGCATCGCAGAAGGCGGCTGTTAAGGATGAGGTTGAAGAGATCGCGAGCCGACAGGAAACGCCCCCGGAAATAGCATCGCTTGTTGAAGAGCAGCGCATTCGTGGTGCCGAACGTGAATTCGCGGCGTTGGAAGAGAAGTTCCAACGCACTGCACCTGATTATGAATCCGTATCGCAGCAATATGCACTTGCCTTAGCGCAAAGCATCAAGATCCAGAATCCGCGCATGTCTAACATTGAAGTGGCAGAACAAACCAAACGCACTTTGCTGGCTAAGGCTGGCGATTATGTGCGCAAGGGCTATGATCCCATTGAAGAATTATATCATGAGGCAAAAGAACTTGGGTTTAAGGCCCAGGAAAAAAAGGCAGAAGTTGCGCAAGAAGAGGAATTAAAGCCCGACCTGTCTAAAGTAGCCAAGAATCGCGCAAAAAGCACAGGCATGGCCGCATCATCTGGACGTTCTGAGGGCAAGCTTACCAAGGCTGCCGCAGCCGACCTAAGTGTTGGCGAATGGGCAAAGCTTCCCAAGGAAGAAAAGCGCCGGTTGCTGAGCAGCTAAAATATATCTTGAGTAATACAGAATAATCATGTAGATTATTCATACTAAACGCGTCGTTCACGTTACGAACAGGCCACCGCATGGATTTAAATGGCGGCGCAGCGGGCAGCGATAGCCCCCTCTGCAACACATGGTCGTGCATGTAAAAACACAGCGGCTTCGTGGGCCTTTAACTCACTGTATCTAGCAGTTGAATATAGTTTAATTCATTCAACCATTTACAGGAGTTTACCATGGCATCAACTGCTATGACTTCCGCAAATGCCCTTACACTGAAACTGTGGGCTTCGGAAGATTGGGTAAACATGGGTCAACGTACTTGCTTCGGGCATCTTTTTGCGCGCGGCAGTATCTTCTATGCTGAGGAATTCCTCGGTCAGAAGGCCCGTGGTGATAATATTACCTATGACTATACCAACAAACTGACCGGTATCCCGGTTGGTGAAGGCGGTACGCTGGACGGCAACGAGGAAGCACTCAATCTGGGCGCATTCACGATGGCGATTAACGTAACCCGTATCGGCGTTCTTAACCCGAATGACGACACCATCGAACAGCAACGTACTCTTGTTGACTTCCCGGAACGCACCCGTCAGGTGATTCCGAATCGTCACAAAGAATTGCTTGATACCGCTGTGTTCCAGCAACTGGCTGGCGCTTACCCGACCTCGTGGACCGAAAACGGCACCACTTGGAGCGGTAGCAACCGCCTGTTTGTTACTGGCCACAACGTACCCGTTGCACCCTCGACGAGCCGTATTCTGTACGCTGGCGGCGTAGCGAACGATCAGTCGCTGACTTCGAGCAACACCTTCACCTGTGATCTGATTGATTTCGCTGTTGAGCAAATTGACGCTTCTGACCAGCCGATTGAACGCTTGGATGACCAGACGTTCGATCTGTATGTCCACTCGTATCAGCTGACCGACCTTAAACAAGATACCTCGGGTAAGATTCAATGGTTCCCGATGGCTCTTGCGCGCGCAACTGGTGGCGATTCGTCGCAACTGGATGGCGTAATGGTGGCTAGCATGCCGTGCCTTGGTCAATACGCGGGTGTTAATATCTACTCGGCCCCCCGCGTAGCATATGGCGTCAACGCAAGCACCTCGGCTGTTATTACGACTGTTCGCCGCGCGGTTCTGGTTGGTAAGGATGCCCTTACCTTCGCTAGCCCGTTTGGTGGCCGTCCGACTGACAAATCGGTTCCGCTTAAATACTTCTCGCAGTTGAAAGACTACGAATACTACAAAGGTCTGGAGGGTCGCATGATCTATGGTCTGAAAAAGACTGTGGCATCGAACTCGTTGGATATTGGCGTATTCGTTATCTCCACCTACGCAGCAGCACATAGCTAAGGAGATATAAAATGGCACTTCCTACAATCGTTCCTACTGGCTTTGCTGGTGATTACACCGACTTTCTGAAAACGAAGGATGACCGCTCCGGCGCAGTCCGTCGCGTTCAGGGTGAAATCTCGGTTCCCGCCACTACGGCCACTACTGCTATCGTTGGCTTGTTCCCGTTCAATAGCGGCATGTCTTTTGCCGGTCTTGGCGGTTACAACTTCAACGTAGCTGATCTTGATAGCTCGACCAACGTTACCATTAGCCTGGGCGTTGCTTATCAGGATACCGTTCAAGGCACGGACGCGCTGACGCTTATTACGTCTGGCTCGACTGCACCGCAAGCTGGCGGCTTTGTGGCTCCTACTGCTACCAACTGGATGGAATTCGTTTCCACCGGCAATGGTTGGGTGGTTGCTACTTTTGGCGCAGCTACCACGACTACTGGTAACATTACCTTCAATATTCCGTTCGCTTACGATCAGCCGGTATTGATTGCTTAATGGCTACACTCGTACAGATGAAACAGTGGGTATCGAAAAGGTTGCAAGACCCGAACAATACCGCTGTTTCATCTGACGATGTGACAGATCTGATTAACATGGCGCTTGGCTATTGGAAAAATGATCGTTTCTGGTTCAATGAAATTACGGATACAACAATCATACCGCAGGGGGTGACTACTATTCCGCTTCCGGATGATTTCTTAGTCCCTTCAATTGACGATGCATTTGTCATTGAATATTCCGGCATTCGCTATCCTCTGAAGAAAGTTTCAGAGTCGATGTACAATGCGATGTATCTATCTAACGGCGTTGGGCAACCATGGTGGTATTCACGCCAAGCATCAACCGAATATCAAGTCTATCCCATCCCGGACCGAGATTACACGCTGCGCCGTTTCTATTTGCGCAACTATGATGATTTTGCAACGGATGATGACACCAATGATTTTTCCGAGAATGCCAACATTCTTTTGCAATACACTGCTGCCGCATATGGTAGCCGCGATTTCCGTCAGGACATGACGATGTATCAGGCATTCATGGCGCGCGCCCAAGATGAATACGAGAACCTGTTGCAGACAACCCGCAAGGATAATGCGACAGGTTCTCTCACTGTTAATTCAATTCTAACTTCGTACTAACTCACCTCTCATCAACTAAAAGGATTTAAACTATGGGTAGATATCTTACTGACGGCACTGCGGAGTCCCTGGGGATTCTTGCACTTGCCCGTCAAAAGACGTTCGCCGCAGCGGGGAGCGCCCAAACGGACGCTACTCTGGTCGGTCATCCTCTTAATCTCGTTACTGGCGCATCCGGCACCAATGGCGTTGTGCTTACTAAGGCAAAAGTCCCGGGCCGCACTGTAGAGATTTATAGCTCTGCCGCGACCAACGCGCTGCTGGTTTACCCGCCCGTTGGCGGCACGATCAATAATGGCAGCACCAATGCGTCCTTCTCCGCAACGGCGCGTACTCCGTTTATCTTCACTTGCACCAGCGCGGATGGCCTCACTTGGATCGCGAAGTAAGAGTATATATTGCCGTACCTAGTTGCAGAGATTGGAAGGCTCAATTTGGCACTTCAATTTGTGCGCTGGTACGGCAAGCCACGCTTAAGGGAATCCCATTAGAGCTTAACGCAATGATGGGGGCGTCACTCTTGCCGAAAGCAAGAGAGATGGCTGTACGTCACGCGCAATCCATCGGCTCGACGCACATTTTGTTCCTTGATGATGATATGGGATTCGAGGGTAATTTGCTGGAGATGCTGCTAGCGGCGGATAAGGATATCGTGGGCGTGAATTATATGACAAAAAGCCCGATTGCGTCCAAGCCGACTGCGTATACGCTGGATAACCAGCTTATCACTGGAAACGATATATTGGGTGTTTCAGAGGTTGGTTGGATTGGATTCGGTGCGGTTCTGATTCGTCTTGGCGCACTGGTAGATATTCCCGCGCCACTCTTTGAGGTTCGCTGGTTACCCGAAAGTAACGACTATCTGGGAGAAGATTTGTTCTTCTGCAAAAAAGTGCGCGAACATGGCCTTAAGATTCACTTACACCACGATATCGCCATGAAGCATATTGGTGATTACCCCTACGGAAAGGCTGCATAATGCCTACTTTTACAACACATTTCGATTTAGCGAAGCCGCTAGTAAATAACGCTACCGATCAGGATCTGTGGGGCGGCTATCTTAATGGCGATATGGATACGATTGATTCCGCGCTGTGGACTGCGCAGCGCTTTATTTCTCGCGCCGTTACCACTACGGATTCGGCCACCACTGCGGATAATCATAAAATATTGCTTTGCGATGCGACTGCATCAGCATTCACCGAGACTTTGCCCGCCGCTGCTGATGCAGGCGATGGGTTTACTATCGCGGTTAAGAAGATTGACGCATCGACGAATGCTGTGACGGTTGATGGAAACGGCGCTGAATTGATTGATGGGGCAGCGACATTTGCGTTGTCTGCTCAGTATGCCTATGTAGTTTTAGTATGCAATGGCACGGGATGGAATATTGTTAGTAAAATCACTAATGTTGTTGATGCGACCACCTCTGTTAAAGGTATTGTCCAATTAGCGACATCTTCTGAAGTCCTAACTGGCACAGACACGGCCAAGGCTATTGTTCCATCGGCTTTTGCTGGGAATAAAAGTTTGGCGACCGATGGGTATTATAAATTGCCTGGCGGCCTAATGATTCAATGGGGTGCGATATCTAGCACAACCGCGAACACTTCATCCGCAAAGACTTTTCCAACTGCATTTACTACCATTTACCAAGTTACGGCTACTCCTATCGGGACTCTCGGAACAGCTGACGGAGGCCGCTATACGATTAGCGGCATCAGCAACACTGGTTTTACGGTCAACAATGGGTACGATGCCGCCGTGACTGGGGGGTTTTTTGCAGTAGGTCTTGCTTAATGACAAAAAACTCGGATATGAACGAAATCGACATTACTCCTGGAGTGATGCCGATTACAGACGCAACGCCCTCGGATATTCCGTGCTGGGCTGACGCACTGCATATTCGATTTGACCCAACTACTGGCCGCGTTCGTAAGATCGGTGGTTGGTCATCGCAGACTTTTGATTATAGCGATACTATTTCTGGCACTGTGCGAACCATTTATTCCGCTACGGTGAATAATAAAATTTATACGATTATAGGAACCGACTCTTATTTATATTCGCTAATTGGGTCGCAGCTTACCAATATTTCACCTCTTGATACCAGCTCGGTTGCCGCCGCTAATTCACTGGCTACGCATTATGGAACTCTTGCGGCAAACCCTCTTACTACCGTGAATGGCTCCGGAACCATCATTGTGGCCGATACGCAGGCATCCTTACTAGAGGCAGGAGACACCATTACATTGTCGGGTGCGTCAACCACGCATGGCATTCCTAATACGGATATTAACGCAGCGCATATTGTGCGGAGTGTTGGCGTAAATAGTTACACGATTTTTGTTGCTACGCTCGCCACGTCAAGCGGAACGGGCGGCGGTGCGTCGGTAGTTCGCTCCAGCGGTCTTTTAACGCTTACTTCTGCTGCGCATGGTCTGAGCAATGGCTATCGTGTGAAAGTTTCGGGAGCTGCGAATACTGGCGGTATTTTGGCCGCAGCAATCAACTTAGAATTTATTATTCGCAACGTCACAACGAACACGTTCGATTTCATGACCGCAGGAACGGCCACTTCATCGGTCAGTGGCAGTGGCGGAGGTTCCACTATTTATTTCCCGCAGATTGACGCGGGAAATCTTAACCAAGGATTAGGGCAGGGATACGGCACGGGTCTATATGGCGTAGGTCTATATGGCACAGCACTTATTTCTTCCTCCGGCGAAACCTATCCGCGCATTTGGTTCGTGGATCGCTATGGCGATAATTTAGTTATGACGCCGGGAAATTCTGGCGGCGTCTATGAATGGCTTGATGATACTAGCGTTGCACCCACTTTGGTTTCTGGTGCGCCAACTGATGTCAATTATATTTTTGTATCTGATAATATCTTGGTTACCTTCGGACATGATGCGGAAAACAAGATATTCGCATCTGACCAGGGCGATATCACGCAATGGACTGCCTCAAGCTCTAATCAGGTGTTCGAGGATTATGTCGAAGGCGCTGGCAAGCTAATATCGCACTGTCCCGTGGACGGTTACAATCTTATCTTCACAGAAAATCAGACCTATACTTTTACCTATATTGGCCTGCCGCTGATTTGGCAGATTGCTACTCTGGATGCAGCCATTGGCATTATATCGCCCATGGCCCGTGTTTCAGTGAATGGCTACGCATATTGGATGGGCCAACAGAACTTTTATATGTTCCGTGGCGGCAAGATTGAGGTCATTCCATCCAATATCGGCACGCAATCATCTATCCTGCGCTATGTATTCGATGATCTGAACTACTCGCAGCGGTTCAAGATTTTTGCGTGGTATAATGAGAAATACGATGAAATCTGGTGGCATTACCCGAGCGCGCAATCCAATGAATGTGATCGCATTGCCCGGTTCAGTCGCAAGCTTGGCTGCTGGGTTAACGATATGATGAACAGAACTGCGGCGGAATATCCGGTGCAAAGCTTGAGTAACCCGCGTTTAGCCAATGTCGGGACGCTATATCTACAGGAAAATGGTGTAGATGCGGACGGCCTACCACTATCATGGTCAGCTACCACCAAAAAATACATTTCCGGCAAAGATACGGTTATCCAAACGCAATTTATCCCTGATTTCAATTTTTCCGGAACTGTCAATCTGAATTGCCGACTTTACAACTACGCACAATCATCTGTGGCGATGAATAACAGTAATTATGCGATTGCCACGACTACGGAGCGCGTTCCCATGCAGCTGAACGGACGCTATTATGATTATACTTTCTCCGGAAGTGAACTTGGCCAGTCATTCTTAATGGGCCAATGTTATGAACAGCCTCAAAAAGCAGGAACTGCGCCGTGAGCAATACTTTTGATGCATATCCTTATTGGCCCGCTGAGACATTGCAGGATGTCAAGGACCAATTACGCCAAATTACGAGCCTGCGTAAAAAAGATATCACTTTCATTGACAATCTACAGAATATATTTGTGAATGGGCGAAAAGTTGGTAGAATACCTAGCAGCAGCGCCGATGTGCTGGTGCAGGACAAGGTGGGTGATTTTAACGTAACCGCGAGTTTTGCATATTATTTGATTGACAATAGCGGCACGCCAGCATGGCGCAGGGTCGCAGTAGGAGCGTTTTAGATGGGTTTCCTTAGCGGCCTCACGCAAACATTATTTGGTGGATCGCAATCCAGCGGCAGCTCCAATTCGCAATCTGGATTTGGCCTTCTGCCGACTGAATTGCAACAGCCATTTAAGAACTACGGCACTCAGGTAAATAATCAGCTAACCAGCGGCAATCTTACCAAGATGTTTACGCCGTTAGCCCAGACGCAGGGTGAGACGCAGGCATACAATGCTATTAACCATGGGTTCTCCCCAGATCAGCAGCAGCTGAACAGCGATATTCAAATGCAGATGAATCCTTATAATGATTCAGTTCTTAACCAAGTTCAGCAACAAGCATATGGCCAAAACAGTGCTTTGAAAAGTGCGTTAACTGCAGCGGGACAATATGGCAGTAACCGTCAAACCCTAGGTGCAAATGATATCGCTAATACGCAAGCAAATACTATCGGCTCTTTGCTGGGCGGTCAATTTAACACTGCATTGCAGAATGCGTTAACTACATTGCCTCAATTGCGCCAGCAAGATGCGCAGGGTCAATTAGCGGCAGGCGCTAACCAGCGCGCCCTCGCAGGGCAACAATCGTCTGCTCCTATTACGGCATTACAACAACTTGGCGCGGCACTTGGTATTCTCCCGACATCTGGCGGCAGCACCGGCAGCAGCAGCCAACAATCGACTTCTAGCAAGGGAATATTCGGGGGATTATTCGGATGATAGATCAGCAGCAATTATTGGCCGCCCTGCAGCAGCTGGCAATTGGTCGTCATCAACAAGATGGCCAGCCGGGGCTGGGCGCGTCTATTATGCAGCCTTTGGAGATGCTGCCTTACGATCAATCAGCCGCAAAAGGTTCTGGCATTATGAACCAACTTAACAGTTTTATGACCCCATCTATGCCATGGCAGAATCCAACCAATATCGGTGATTTCTTGGGGCAGCAATTCAATAGCCAGCAATATCAAGTCGATCCATCGCAGAATAGTGGCGGCATCATGAACTTTATTAGGAGTTTACTATGACCGCGAGTTTAATTGGCGCATTGGGCGGCATTATTGATTCTCTAAGCGGGGATAATTCTCCCGGCGCATTGACGCGCCTGAACAATAATTTTGTCGATCCCGATGTTTTACAGCAACGTCAGCAAATTGCGCAATATCCAGCATTGCAGCAATTCGCCGCACAGCAAGCGGCGACTAATCCTAATTCTCCCACTGCACCACTGGCCAATTTGGCTGCTATCGCGCCTAACATTGCCGCGCAACCTTATGCAAATGCTCTCTTAGAACAACAAAAAACGCAATTGACAAATCCACTGGCGAGCGCCCTTGCGACTTGGAACCAGGGCAAGCAACCCGCTCCCGCAAATCCTGGCGCTGCCGCTCCAGCTTCGGCATCCAATGACTCATACACATTCCAACCAGAATCACCAGACGACAAGCGTAATTACGATTTCTTGAATACCGTTGTTCCTCCCGCTTACCGCGCGCAGGTTCTGGCCATTA